CTTAATACCTGTGCTGGCGAGTTTTGCATATTTGTTGTTTTTGTACGGTGTAATGTGTCTTACCATTAAAAAGGAAAGAAAAAACGAGACTAAGCACTAATTTATACCCGCACGTTAGGGTTAGGGGTTAGGGTTAGGTTAGGTTTGGGGTTAGGGTAGGGATTAGGTTAGGGCCGGAGGGTCAATTGATTTGATATTTTAGCCCGTTTTATATTTTACAGTCAATTTTGACTCGAAATTTCCGTGACCAGTAAGAACCGTTCGAAGAATGAGAACTAGTATTACTTACTGGTCACGGCTTCTCACTTCTCATTGACTTCTCAGTCACGTGATTTCAAGCAATTTGATTGGTCGAGAGCTCTCGACCAATGAAAAAATTTTCACGCACGTGAACTGCGCCACATTAGTATATAAGGAAGGCAATCCCCCCGGAAATTTATAAAAAAATTTTCAATGCTATGGACATGCCCACTCTCCCCCAAGACCCCGTGCCCGCGCCCGGCGCTCCCGGCGCTCCCGCCCTTCCCATTGCCGCAGTCCGCAGGCAGGGACTTTTATGGATCGGAACGATCCCCTCTGTCGCAGCCCAATGGACCCCCCAACTCCCCGAGGGGGTCCAATACATCAAAGGCCAACTGGAACTCGGAGAAGGTGGACTTGAACACTGGCAAGTCTTCTTCACGTTTGGGACCAAGAAATCTTTGGCCGCGGTCAGAAACCTCTGGCACCCTGTTATTGGACACTGGGAGCTCACTCGATCTGCCGCAGCAGAAGAGTACGTTTGGAAAGAAGAAACTCGAATTGGAGAACCCTTTGAATTTGGAGAACGATCTTTCCGAAGAAACAGCAAGGTTGACTGGCAACTTGTCAGACAAAACGCCGAACAAGGAGTCTTTGATGCAATTCCCCCGGACTTATTTATACGATATTACGGGAATATCATCAAGATCTGCGCAGCGTCTTTACAGCCAACTCCTATGGAGCGATCTTGTACGGTCTTCTGGGGGCCAACTGGAACTGGTAAGTCATTTCGCGCCTGGAATGCGGCCGGAATCGACACTTATGCTAAGGATCCACGCAGCAAGTTCTGGGATGGTTATTGCGGTCAACGCAATGTTATCATTGATGAATTTCGAGGAACTCTCGATGTTTCACACCTCTTGCGATGGCTTGATCGCTACCCAGTGCGAGTGGAAGTCAAAGGCAGCTCGGTTCCCCTTCAAGCAACAAACTTTTGGATCACGTCAAACTTGTCCCCTGCCTTCTGGTATCCAGAGTTGGACCCAGCATCGTTCGATGCACTCAACAGAAGAATGAATGTAGTTCATATTACTGAACGAGAAAACGAATAAAAAAACTTTAAAAAATATTTATTAAGCTAAAGTTGGCCCTTCTACTTTAACATCAACATCATTAATAAGAGTTTGGGTGTTGGTAGCTTCTTGTAAAGTACCAATTTCATATCTTTTAATTTGATATCTGTTAGGTTGTAAAGCAGCAAATTTGACTTCGTCTTGGGTAATAACTCCTATTTTTGTAGAACAATAAGATACTTGCGTAGCTACAGAACCTGCACCTGCGCTGTCAGCTTCCATTCCAATAAGAGAACCATTAACAATCATTAGTGGGACAATACTTAATCCTTTAATGTATTCGTTGTCACTGTAAATTTCAAAATCTTGTCTAGTGAAACCTTTATTAACAATAACATTTTGTGCTGTCTTGATGGTATCTCCTCCTTGTAAAATAATTGACTTATGTTTAATTATTTTCCAGGTTTTGACAAATGTTCTATTTGTAGGATGTTGGTTTAACTTGGTTTGATTTACGGTTCCTGCAGTTGGAGTGTTAGCAATATTGCTGGGTCCGGCTGCTATTGTTGTTTGTAGAAAGTTATTTTCTAGTAACGCTGTTGCCCATGCGGTAGCAGGGCTAAGTCCTGTTCTTTGAGTACATAAGCAGTAATATATATCAATCTTTGCTGCTGCGATACTTAAGTTAATCAAATCTAGTTTATGGTGAATGGATTTGATTAACAATCTATCACCCCTTTCGTAAGAGGAAGGTGTTAGTGTATAGATGGAGTTAGCAGGTGCAGTACTGTAGGGATTTAATAAAAATGGATTTGTCATCCAATTTGTTGCAAATGCAGTATCTGTAGCTGTTGTGGAACCCCGCATATGATTACTATTTAAACATTCGGTCAAGTTATTGACCGATTGCAAACCTTGTAGTCCTGAATAAATACCTTGTGCAATATGGGTTAATTTATAATTTCCAATAGTTTTTGCAGAAGTTTTAGGTCCAATACGTACAGTATTTGCCTTAGCTTCTCTCATGTCGTTATGTTGAGAGATTCCCTGTAAAGAAGACTCAGCAAAATTGCGCTTAACAGGTTTGCTATTACGTTTACGAGCAACGTCTTTGAGCTTCTGCAACAACTTGCCACCAAGTTTTCTTGCTGCAGCTGATTTAGAGGCCCTGTGAAGGGCCTTAATACCTGTGCTGGCGAGTTTTGCATATTTGTTGTTTTTGTACGGTGTAATG